GAAATATCAAAAGCTGTAGAAGGGCTTTGTTCTGTTGACCTATGTTGACTTTTAGGAGAACCCCCTACTCTTACATTGTGTAAAGGACAACGTGCTGCACTATTTATAATCATTGGTTTTTGTAAAATATCCCTTAGTTTTTGTAATTTATTTATAGCTTCATCTTCTATATGCCTTGTTTTACAACCACATTTACATTCTAGTTCAGACCATTTAAAAGATACACTTGCTTGCATTACTTTAACCAAAGATAGCCATTTTAATTCCTATAGCAAGTTGAGCAAGAATAAGAAGTCCAACAGCCCATAAAATCTTATTTACATTATCTACTGATTTCTGAATGTGGTAAAGGTCGTTTGTCTTTATGACATCTATCTTTTCAGCCAATAGTTTTAATTCACCACGAATCTTAACAATATCAATTTCATTCTTTCGTTCGATGTCGTCCATTATTTATGTGCCTTGCTATTTGGCATCGTTGAGTGGCTTTGTAATTGATTCTTTTAGTTTCTTTACTTCCAACATATCTTTTGGCTCCACTCCTGTATTTTCTCTAGTTCCAAATAGCATCGTTACATTAATTCGTTTGTTTTCAAACCCCGGATGAAAGTTTATGTCGGCAGTTTTATGAAATAAATTAGAATCAAATAACACACATCTATTATACTTATAGGGTATATAAAGGGCTTTTGAACCTTTGTCTTTTAAATATTTAGTAACTTCAGTTTTATCGTCACCGTTATATCTGGTAAAGTCCCAGTCAGATGGTGCACCTGTATCCCAAACCCACATACCTCCTGATTTACCAATGTCTTTCTCTTCGTTATAATCGGCATTACATTTTGTAGGGGTAATCCAGAAGTTTGTATTGATAGCTGCAAAGTCTGCATGAATATCAATACCGGGACATTTAGATTCATACTTAAAGGCCCACATTTGACTCAAATGCCTTTTATTGGGCGTATTAAATATGCCGGGAAGATTCTCCATTACCTCTGTAGCTAGTGTATTTAGAACATTAGGTTGAAAACCATTCTCTCTAAATGCTCCTAAATAGCCTCTGCCATATATAGTATTCCAAAAAGGAAACTCCAAGCAATACTTTTTAAGTTTTTGTAAGGCTTCCAAATTCATAAAGTCATCTATGACTACAATATTTGGAGTTGTCTTATGGTAGCTCTGTTCGATTTCTTCGAAGGGTAATTTTAAATTAAGAGAACCCTCTGGATGTTCGTGATGTGGTAGGATTAATCTACCAGAATTTAATAACCATAGGAGATGGCCTACATCATGTGCTTCTTTCATGTGTAGCATGTGTTCTTGAAAAGGCTGATCATTAGAATTTTCTAATGGGCTAAATTCTTTTTGTTTTTTATTTGTTGTCTTGTCCTTTGATCTACGTGGTTTTTTATTCTTAGGCATTTCTATTTAACCTCCATTATTAGCTTCCTCTTTTATAAGAGCAGCTAGATACCATTCAGCTTTCTTCAAATCCTTCCACGGTTCAGAAGGATTCTTGTGCTTGTGTCTACAAATATATTTAAGGATGTTCCCCATGAGGTAACCCTTGTATTCATCAATAGACATACTAGATTTAATCAACTCAATAGTTTCTATAACACCAGTATTATAATGCTTTGGTCTTACGATATCGGAGATATCCATCTTATCGGAACTCTCCCTTTTTGCTAAAGTCAACATTGATTATATTATCCTCCGTTGTGTATTTCCGTTTTTCAAAAAATGGGTCTCTGTCTAAATCATTGGCAGCTTCCTCTGCCATAGCAACGTATTCCATTGCCTGCTCATACACGGCATGGTCATCTTCATACATAGGAACAGCAGCACATACGGTCTTTGCAAACATAAGTAACTTACAATGATCATCTTCACTTAGAGTAGGGTTCGTACTTACGATCACGTTAATGGCTACTTCTCCTGTCCAATTGTGATCCTCATCAATGCTTGGACTTATCTGTATGAGGAAATCGTTAGGGTCTACTTCGTAATTTGACATCTCATTCAATCCTCTTCTCTTTAAAAGCTATAAAGTTTTTTAGCTTAGGTAGTTTCTTTTCCTTCAACCAACTCTCAGGTATGATCCTATCATAATAAAGGAAGCCGTACCTTTCGCACCATTCTTTGTACGTGGTCTTGGCTCCCTTGTATAGCTTCCTGTTACTGTTTTCAAACACAAACCTAATGTCTAGGTGTGGATGTTGTCGTTTAATCTCTCTGTGTTTTCTCCTGTCCTGTGTAATAAACCTGCCCTTGACCTCTATGATTATATTATTAGGCAGTATGAAGTCAGGTGTATAGGTCCGGTAAGCCAAGTCTTCCCACTCTATTTTAATAGCCTCGTACTTAAAGCGTATTTTTTTAGTGTCGAGGTATTGTGAGACTTTAAGCTCTAACCCGGACCTATACCCATGCTTTCTGGCAGCACTATACTGTTTGTAATTCATACCAGAAAGACTATTCAGTTACGTAATTAACTAACTTACGTTCCTTTGCCTTGGAAGGTATGGAAGGAAGCTCCTTTAATGTGGGCCAGCAATCTTCTTTGTAATCGCAGAACCCACACGTAATTCCTAACACATACCTACCTGTAGTCTTACCCCTAAAGAACTCTGGCTTCTTATCAAATGATCTACTGAATTGATTGTCCTCCAAGCGGGTCTTTACGGTTTCGATTTTACCACACTCTTCCTCAATGTCAAGCCCTGAAGCTGGAACATATTTGAAATCACCAGTAGCTTTATTAACAACCCACCAACCTCCGGGTTTCTTATTGGATGCCTTAGCATAGCCTGCTAATTGTCCTATGTAACCAAACGAGTCTGACCTTTCTAGGTCTTCGTAGGAAGAAAACTTATTACGGTATGACCAATTTGAGGCAGACTTAATGTCGTCAACAGCGCCATCGATACTAAGATCAGTAGTTCCAGACACAACGGTGCCATCAGTAAGCTCAAGGGTAACCTGTTCACTATCTTCATATTTAACTCCTGCTTCAGTAAGCACTGCTTTGAATACAGCCTCTACAATATCACCTATCATCATGTTCATAACGAAGGTGGTGGGCTTCGGTCTTGCGACCTCTGGTTTATTTTTATCATACCAAAGCTGACAATATGGACGCCCAACATTGGACATACGTAGCCTAAAATCCTTTCTGCTACGGGAGTCCTTGCCGAACTGACGGCGCAGAGCATCCCCAATCTGTTGACCCACATTATCTATTGTGTCTTCAGACATCTCTGTTTTATTATTAACGGCGTCATCAAGGTACTGATGCACCGCCAGTTCAGCAGGGTGTTGCATGTTAAACCTCCTTAGTCTTCGATAGGTGAATCAACTGTGATGAACTCTTCTACTAATGAAGTATCCTCAGAGGAAAGATTATTAACATGCTTCTCCTCCCATTCGGACGTGATATACTCGTTGTAATTAGTAATCCAAGCAACCAGATCACGAAAGATATCCTGCACACCATCATCGATGGTGGCAATATTCAACGTGTCAAGGCTTACGTTAGGCACATAGTATGTATTACCATTAGGCAGCTTACGCTCACTGGTTTCACAAGCTAACGTGTGTTGGACAGGCAGACGCCGACGCTTCAGCAATGTCTGGAATGGCTCTCCTACATGCTTGAATGCCTCACGCTGATCTACTTCCCAGATGAATGGGATATCAACCAGTTCCTTATTTACGGCATCACCACTAGCATTTGTTGGCTCAACCAAGGTAACTGTACCAAGAATAACACGCACCCTCTTAATCTGTCTGATCAGATTTTGCATGTCCTCTGGCAGAGCCTTGAAGTCTTGTATGTAACCTGAAGCCTTGCCGCAATTAAGACCACCAGTGTTATCCTTTAGGTCTGTGTTGAGGCTGTCGGCCATTACAGTTTTTACAAACATGTTCTTGTTGTTACCCGTACCCTTTACAAAACGCTTGTACATAAAGCGTTGCATGTAAGGTCTGATGTTAACAGCATGAGCATAATAAGTTTCATCTGTATCAGGAAACTCAAGACGATACGTTCCACCCTTGACCACCTCTAGGTTCACAGCCTTGCCTTTAATTTCGGTTGTGCCCATGATGGCTGAATGGTTAATACGCAACCTAGCTAGGGTACTCTTGGCCCTGTCAGAGGTCTGTTCCCCTGCCATACCCATTACCTTAGCCATAGCTTCGTAGTTAGTTGTATCGATTGTTGCTACTTGATTCATTATATATTTCTCCTTCTGTGGTTTTTAAGAGTGTTAGTTGTAACATACTTTTTATTTAGTGTCAAGCCAATTCTCACCTATTTTTGCTTCCAACAATAAAGGAACATTAAAATCTATTTCCCACTGACGTTGGATCAAACCGTGGAGGTTGGCGTTTACTTTATCAATTACATTTAGGGCATACTCCTCTTCTTCTGGGTGAACATCAAGTACTATACTGTCATGCACCGTGTTGACAATGCATGTCTTCCAGCCAGCAAGCAAATCCTCTATGTGCAGTAGTGCCAAAGGCACGAT